CAGAGCCCGGGCAATACCGATGCGTTGCTGCTGGCCGCCGCTCAATGCGTCGACACGGCTTAAGGCTTTGTGCAATAAGCCGACTCGGTCCAGACTTTGCAGGCATATGGATTGATCCTTCGCCGGGAGGGGGAATAGACTGCGTAATGCCGTGTGGTAGCCCATTCGGCCCATCGAAACGTTTTGCAAAGCCGTCAGTCGGCCAATCAATTGATGCTGTTGAAACACCATGCCAGTCTGTCGGCGATGCATGCGCAATGCACGCGAGTTCGCCAAATTTCCTAAGCCGGCGACAATGGTGGTGCCGCGCTGCGACGCATGCAGCGAATTAATACAGCGAAGTAGCGTGGATTTTCCAGCGCCGGAAGATCCGAGCAATACGGTGAACTGTCCCTGATGGAGTTTGAGAGTGGTGGGATACAGTGCAATCGCATCACCATAACTGACTGAGACATTCTGTAGTTCGATCATGACACCTCCGGCAGATTTGAATTCGTAATCAAAAATGATGAATTGATTACGAATCTGAATTGCAGCGATGGTAATGTCGTGATATGACACCCTGATGACATCGTTGATGTCATTTTTGTGACATGGTCGCGGGTGCCTGTGAGGGAAATAAGTTGTGCTATCTATGCCAAATATAGACGTCTGCTATCGGCCACGACCGGTCGTTTGCTTACGACAGCTATCGGGTAGGCTGTCGGAAGGAGAAAACAAGACAATGGCACAAGACGCACTTCGGCTCGCTGTACTCATCGACGCGGACAACGCCAGCGCAGCGGTTATCAAGGAGCTGCTGGAGGAGGTCGCGAAGTACGGGGTCGCGACTGTGAAGCGCTCCTACGGTGACTGGACTACGCAAAACCTGGTGGGTTGGAAGGATCACCTCCACCGCCATGCAATCCAACCGATGCAGCAGTTCGCCTACACCAAGGGCAAGAACAGCACGGACAGCGCCTGCATCATCGACGCCATGGACTTGTTGTACGGAGGCAATGTAGATGGCTTCTGTCTCGTCAGCAGCGACAGCGATTTCACTCGACTTGCCACTCGCCTACGGGAGGCCGGCAAGGTCGTTTATGGGTTCGGGGAACGCAAGACTCCAGACGCTTTCATCGCGGCTTGCGACAAGTTCGTCTTCGTTGAGGTGTTGAAACAACCTGCCACAGGCGTAGACCCTGGGTTACCCGTACAGGTGAAAGACGTTCCGCCCCTTCACGGTCTGCTGTCGCACGCAGTGAAAGAGACACAGCGTGACACGGGCTGGTCGTCGCTCTCAGCCGTAGGCTCCTTCATCAGCAAAAACCACGCATCATTTGATCCGCGGAACTACGGCTTCAGCAAGCTCAGCGACCTGGTGCGCAAGCAACACCACTACCTGGAAGTCAAGGAGACCACAGATGCTGCAGGCTTCAATCACTTGCACATCAAGCTGAAGTAGTCCCATTTGGATGACCCAGCCTCCTCATGCGCGCGTGAGTGCTTCCGGGAGGTCAAATCACGCAACTCGCTGGCGGCATTGGGTCGAAAGTGTTAGTTCAACTTTGGACAGTATCGTGCAGTACTAGTTTCTGGGCAGCCCAGCCGTTGGGCAAGGGGCGGCGCATCACCTTCTCCAGCACGGCATCGGGCGAGCCCACCAGCCGTTCCACGACCTCCGGGGCCAGGAGCGTCAGCCGCATGACCCGGCGCACCTGCGTCACGTCCATGCCTTCGGCCTCGGCGATCTCGGCTACTGATGCCGCCCGCTGCTCATCCAGAAGGCGTTGCCAGTGGTGCGCCAGTCCGAGCGCCCGCATCAACGCGGTGTCCTGCGCGGCCGACCGGGCTTCCCGCTCCCGGGTGGCCTCGGACAGGAATTCCTGTGGAGCGTCCAGGGGCGTGATGACCTGCTTCTTCAGCCCCCGCTTCACCAGCGTCCAGGGCACGAAGGTTTCCAGTTGCACGCCGCCTGCTGGACTCGGCAGTTGATAGGTGACCGGATCACCCTTGAACCGGCCCCGGTGCTTCTTGCTCATGCGTCCTCCTCAAAGCGCTTCACGATCTGGCGTTGCGCCTCCCAATCCACCGGCAGCGGGTTGCGCTGGAACCAGATCAGGTTCATCCGGCGAGGCTGCCGCCCGGCCATCAGCAGTTCGAGGATGTCGGGCGCGAGCAGGCTCAGGCGCATCAGTTCGTTGGTGACCGATGGGTGTAAGCCTTCGGCCCGGGCGATCTCCGAGCCACTCTTCATCTCGCCGGTGTCCACGAGGTGCTGCCAGTAGAAACCGCGTGCCACCCCCTCCAGCAACGTCACATCGTGAACATGGCGGTCGTCGGCGGCCACGCGCCGCGCGCCCCGGCGGCGGAATGTCAGTGGCACGAAGGTTTCCAGTGTGTCGTTCATCAGGCTTCGACCTCCACCAGTTCCGCGCCGATGCCCCTTGGGGCGAACTCGCCGATCAGGGCGTCCCAGCCCAGTTCCCGCCACTTCACCTTGATGCCCTGAACCTCGCCGATGTGGACGAGGTCGATGCGCTCGATCATCAGGTTGGCGATGCGGTGGCGCTCGACCGGGAACAGTTGATCCCACACGTCGTTGAGCCGTCCCATCGCCATCACCGTGGTGGCTTCATCGACTTGTCCGCCATTGCGCTGGATATGACGCACCACCGATGCGATGGATTCCGGGCTGGTCAGCACGGTGCGGATCTGGGCCACCACCGCCGCCTCAATCTCCGGCGCGGGCAGGCGCTCGTAGCTCTTGCCCGGCGCTCCGAATCGGCTTTCCGACTTGGATACGTAGTAGTGGTACTTGCGCCCGTTCTTGCGCGAGTAGGTCGGGTACATCCGTTCGCCCGACGGGGCATACAGCAGGCCGCGCAGCAAAGCGTCGGTGCGCGAACGGATCTTGGTTTCCACCGACCGGGCGTGCCCATCCCTGGCCAGCACCGCGTGAACCTTGTCCCAAAGTTCCAGTTCGATGATCGGCGGGTGCGCGCCGGGGTACCAGTTCCCCTTGTGCGACAACTCCCCCAGGTAGATGCGGTTGCGCAGCAGCTTGTGCAGGTACTTCTTGTCAATGCGCGTGCCGCTGCGGGTCTGGCCCTCCTGCGTCGTCCAGGCCTTGGTTGTGATGCCGTCGGCTGTCAGATTGACGGCGATCTGGGTTGGAGAACCAATGGTCAGCATCTCCTCGAAGATGCGACGCACCACTGTCGCCTCGGCCTCGTTGATGATCAACAGGCGGTTGTCGACGTCGTAACCCAGGGGCGGGACGCCACCCATCCACATCCCCTTGCGCTTGGCGGCGGCGATCTTGTCGCGGATGCGCTCGCCGGTGACCTCGCGCTCAAACTGGGCGAAGGACAGCAGGACGTTGAGCATCAACCGACCCATCGAAGTGGTGGTGTTGAACTGCTGGGTGACCGACACAAAGGACACCCCGTGGCGTTCGAACACTTCGACCATCTTGGAGAAATCGGCCAAGCTGCGCGTCAGGCGGTCGATCTTGTAGACCACCACGATGTCGATCTGGCCGCGCTCGATATCCGCCATCAGGCGTTTCAGCCCGGGCCGTTCCGTGTTGCCTCCGGAGAAGCCGGGGTCATCGTAGTCGTCGGCCACCGGAATCCAACCCTCGGATCGCTGGCTGGCAACGTAGGCGTGGCCCGCCTCCTTCTGCGCGTCGATGGAGTTGAACTCCTGGTCAAGCCGTTCATCCGAGGACACCCGGCAGTAGACGGCGCAGCGCTTGCGGGCCTTGGTGCTGGCAATCTCGCTCATCGCGCACCTCCCTTGCTCAGGCCAAAGAACAGCGGCCCCGACCAGTGCGCGCCCGTGATGTGGCGGGCCACCGCCGTCAGGCTCTTGAAGTTGCGCCCCTGGTACTCAAACAGCCCCTCGGCGGTGACTGTCACCCGATGTTCGCGCTCGCCCCATTCGCGCAGCAGGATCGTGCCCGGCGCGAAATCGAACTCGCGCGGCTTGGCCCGCAACTTGATCTTGGAGTGTTTCGCGCCGATGGCTTCCAGACGCTGCTTGGTCTCGGGCGCAAGGCCACCGAAGGCTTCCTCCTGCAGCTTGTAGGCGAGACGGGACTCGACGTGCGTGCGGTTGGGGTAGTCCGGGCGGCGCGGGAAATACCGATCCCACACCGTCCAGAGCTCGGACATCGGCAGGCAGGCCAGTTCCGCGATCCGTGCCGCGACGGATGCTTGTTTCTCGTTCATCACAACTTCTCCTCTTGATAGGGGGTTGTATGAACGCGCTGGTCGGGCAGGAAGCCAAGGCCAACTGCTCTCTGTTTTGGCTCATCCGCGACGAGGGTCCGGACGATGGCGGCCGCAAGGATGGCGGCGATTTCGCCAGCACGGGCGCTGGCGCTCATCTCCGAGGGAGATGCGAGTTCGAGGTTCTTCATGACGGCTCCGAGGAATTGCAACCGTCAGGGATAGTGAGCCTGATCTTCCGAAGCGGATGGCAACGCAGGGTAATCGTGCCCGCCAGCCATGAATCCATTGCGCGTTAACGAAACAGTTGACAGGGTGCCTCTTGGCCTCTACCATCTGCCGTTAACTAATCACGCAATCAGGTCACAACCATGCCCTTTGGAGCATTCATCCGCAAGAAGCGCGAAGAGAAAGGCATTCAGATGAATGACTTTGCGCGCCAGCTGGAGATATCACCCGCCTACTGGTCGCGCATCGAGCGCGACATGGAAAAACCGCCCAAGGACGAGCTGATCCGTAAGGCGGCCGAGATCCTTGGTATCAGCGCCGACGACGCTTTCGTCGAGGCCAGTCGTCTGCCGCCCGACATCCGCGATGATGTTGGCAGCCTGGTTCGGATGTACCGCCGGAACGTGACGGAGAAGAAGTGAATGGCGGTACTGACTCTCGACTACCGTTGCTGCGACCGGAAGCGCCCCCTGTACATCAAGCATATTGAGGTCGAACGCATCGCCGCGACCGCGCGCCAGCAACTGGTCGCGGACAGCATCGATGCCGTTTCTTTCGACGCGCTGCGGCAGATCTCCGGCATGAAGATCAACGGCATTGACTTCGCGCTGGAGGTCAGCACCGACTACGCCGTGCATGACGAGCAAGGCAACCACGTCTTCGGCGTCTGTGAATTCGACCCCGCTATGCCCGACGCTGCGATGGTGTCCATCTCGCCCGTGGGTGAGAGTCTCAGCGAACTGCTGGCCCTCAGCACCTTGGCCCACGAGCTGGGCCACGCCGTGTTCGACGCCCCCGGCTGGGTTGTTCAGGGCAGTAAGGGCCCCGGATTGTTCGATGACATCGAACCGACGATGCAACGCGCCTACCGCACCACGACGCCGGACAGCGACCATCTGTCCAAGTCACTATCTGCGAAGCCAGCGACGGAAGAACACTTCGCCGAACTGCGCGCCAACGAGTTCATGGGCTCCTTGCTGGTGCCTCGCCAACGCATCATCGCCGCCGTCGAAGAGCTTGCGCTCCAGCACGACATCACCATCCATCGCCATCCTTCAACCGATCCCGACCACCCCGGCACGGCCCTGCGCATCAAGGCGAACGGCGACCTGGGAGTCTTGGAGATGGATCGCTTCGAGAAAGCCTTGGCGACGCGCTTCGGTGTCAATCCACGGTTCATCCAAGTACGTCTGAACCGATATGGCCTGACCACTCAGGAGGCCACGATGCGCTGACCAGGATCTACCGCCTGTGGAGCCGACCTCGCGTCGGCGTTTTTTGAATCATCGGATTAACCGTTCGCGCAATCGCGCACTTTGTCAAAGGAACTTGCCTATGCCAGCTGACCAAGCCTCAACAACAAAGAAAAGCACCAAGTTGGCGACGAGCCAGCCTGCAGCAAAACGTGCGCGTGAGCATCGATCCGATGAGGGCGCAAACATCCTGCCGAACGCAGAGAACTTCGTCAGCCTCGTGCGCAAGGTCGCGCGCCCCGGGCTGCTGGTGGATCTGCTCGAACGCGCCAGCGCGACGGCACTGCCGGAGTTGAAGGCATTGGCAGAAGCGGCCAAGGGCAAGTTGCCAGTCGAGTCGCGTCAGGCGTTCTTTCATGCGGTCGGCAAATTGGCAGGAACCGCTCAGTACAGCATCGAGTGTGCCGCTGAGCGAGTGATGCTCCTTGACGATGACTACGGGGCCCAGGCGGTCTTGTCCCTGCTTAACGAAGAGCGTGCCGACGATGCTGCCGTGCTGGCTGCGCCCAGCGACCGCTACAGCCGCGCCTTGTATCTGCACCTCTTGCAGGACTTTCCGGCGCAAGGCGCCCGCCGCGACGAACGCTTCGATCAGGCTGAGCATCTGCAAGTGATGCATCGTCAGTGGAAAAGCGACCACTACTCCAGCCACTACCTGGGCCCCAAGGGCGTCGTGCCGAAGACTGGGGTCGACGTTCAAGAGGTGTTGCGCACACGCATTGCCGAACTGTTCCCGAAGGTGCCGAAGGATCAAATCCTGATCGAGCAATTCACGCGCCGCGATCTGTCATGCGAACAGGGTGATGACGATGATTGCGAAGCCGGTCAGTCGGCGCTGTTGCACACGCTGACGGCGACCTTCAATGGCAAGACGGCCACGTTCCAGCAAGTGGCGAACGGGCATGTCGTCGACCACGAGGAACCCGCTGCGATGTCGGCCCGCTTCTCGTGGGAGCCGGAGACTGGCTCGCTCAGCGTGTTCTGTGAAGAACGGGAGGCGCGCCGCGAGCTGGCCACCGTCTTCCGTGATGTCGCGCTGGCGCATGAAGGCCAGATCGAGGACATGCCCATGCGGCAGTTCGACCTGCTCGGCTTTGCGACCTCCAAGATGCTCGACCGCCTCAAACGTGACCGGGTCGCAGGCATCGACGATATCTCGATCCTGCAGATCACGGTGGCCAAGCCGTTCGAGCAGACCTCAGAGTACGGCGGACGTGATGTGGTGCGGCAACTCTCCAGCAAGATGCAAATCACCCGCGACCGGCGCGACGGCCGCAACATCTATCAGGTTGCTTATGAGGATTACTGCGCCGAAGACCTGAGCCAGTACGCGCTCGTGCAGGTGAAGTTGGTCATGAGGATGTCCAAGACGCCGCACCGCAAGGCGCACAACGTCGCGGTCCAGATCACCGCACCGAACGGGCTGAACGACAAGAGCAGGACGGACGATGACCGCAAGCGCGTGCAGGAACAGCTCATCAAGATCGGCGTGCTGAGCCAGTTCTGAGGAGGACGCCGATGACGTCGCCGTATTTGAGCTTCTTCCTCGCGCTAGACAACCTTCCACGGCTCGATGCATCAGTGCTGGCTGACAGGCTCGGGCGCGACTACCAGCAGTTTCTTCAGAGGCGCTGGGTCGTGCCCGCAGGCCATCTCACCCATGTGATGGTGCCGTTTCTCGATTCTGAACAGGAAGTCGAAATCGATGTCGATGAGGACGCCGGTCGCTACAGCTACTGCAGTCCGCTGAACGGCAGAACCATCGTCCAACCGCTGGCGGGGATTGCCCTCTATTCCATCCAGATGGATTGCTGGCTCGCAGATCTGGCGGCGCTGATCGGCATTGAGGAGCGGCGACGCTCTAGCCAGATCTGCCGGACACCGAATCACCTGTGGCACCTCGGTGAGCAGCGAATCGTTGGCACGCACGATTTCGCACCTGTGTTCGTTGCCCGAGCATGGTCACGCGCGCCGCAGGACAAGATCACCGCAGTCCTTGCCGACACCGTGTGGCCGCGTGGTGGCGTTGTTCTGTGCCCAAGGCGAACCAATGCCTCGCTGCCACGTGACCACACGCTGCGCGGCTTCGATGAGTTCGTCCGCTTGACCGATGGCGCAGATGCGTTCGACACCGATGCCTTTGATCGTGTCCTGCGAGGCTACGCAACCAACGTGGGTGAGCCGGAACCGGTGCAGTTCTTCAATGGCAAGCGGCTCAAGCTCCCGCACATGGCGTCGTCCATCGAACTCACTGAAGCGCGCGCCAAGATCATCAAGCTGATGTGGGGGACCGAAGGAAGTGCCCCGCCCGTGATGTCGTGGAAAGAGGTGAATGGTTCCGTCACCGTCAACACCGGCTTCCAATCCTTCGACGATGCCTTCGGCGACAAAGTAGCGCGTGAGGAGGTGATTGAGCTGGTTTCGCGCGGGAAATACCGGGTGAGGCGCAACACATAAACGCACCCATAAATCGAACCAGACACGGCCCATAAACCCGTGCGGAGACTGCGATGTGCCCATTTCATACAGGAGGCACATCGAAATGCAAACTCACTTCACCAACGCAACATCTGGCCTGATCCCGGCCAAACCCGGTGCGCCACAGCGCATCGCCCTTGACGAAAACGAGCTGGCCATCCGCTGGGGGCTTTCCGTCAAGACCCTGCGCCGCTGGCGGCAGGAACAACTCGGCCCGGTTTTCTGCAAGCTCGGTGCCCGCGTCACCTACCTGATCTCCGAGGTCGAAGCCTTCGAGCGTCGCGTTTCGCGGCACTCGACCTTCACTCGTGCATACCAGTGAGGAGAGCGGCCATGAGCGATCTGACCATCTTTCCCGCCGACCTCGCTGCCATGAGCACCGCCCAGTTGGTGGCGCTGCCGATCACCGATTTCGTCGCTGCCGAGCGCAATGTAGACGAGGCCACTGCTTACCTCAAGCAGCTGCGTGCCAAGCTGGATGCCGCCAAGCTCCAGCGCTACGGCGAGCAGGCCCGTAGCGCGCTGCGGGATTCCGGCCGCGACTTCGGAACCGCCCACGTCAGCGACGGTGCGCTGCACGTGAAGTACGAGCTCCCCAAAAAGGTGACCTGGAGCCAGACCATCCTCAAGGAGATGGCCGAGCGTATTGCCGCCTCAGGCGACAAGGTCGAGGACTACATCGACATCAAGTTGTCGGTGTCCGAGTCCCGCTACACCAACTGGCCCACGGCGCTGCAGGAGCAATTTGCGGCTGCGCGCACTGTCGAGGAAGGCAAGCCGAGCATCACCCTGACGCTCGATGGGGGTGCCGCATGAAGAAGCTCCCCATCGTGTCCGCAATCGAGCGGATGGCCGAGCGCAAGGGCGTGAAGCTGCTGATGCTGGGCAAGTCCGGCATCGGCAAAACCACGCGGCTCAAGGACCTCGACCCGGCCACCACGCTGTTCCTCGACATCGAGGCCGGTGACTTGGCGGTGGCCGACTGGCCGGGCGACACCATCCGTCCGGCTTCGTGGCCGGAGAGCCGCGACTTCTTCGTGTTCCTCGCGGGCCCGGACAAGTCGCTGCCGCCTGAGAGCGCCTTCTCGCAGGCTCATTACGACCACGTCATCGAAAAGTTTGGTGATCCGACACAGCTCGAGCGCTACCAGACCTTCTTCCTCGACTCGATCACGCAGCTGTCCCGCCAGTGCTTCGCGTGGTGCAAGACGCAGCCGGGTGCCGTCAGCGACCGCTCGGGTAAGCCTGACCTGCGCGCGGCCTATGGCCTGCTCGGCCAGGAAATGATCAGCGCATTGACCCACTTGCAGCACGCACGCGGCAAGAACGTGGTGTTCGTGGCGATCCTCGACGAGCGGCTCGATGACTACAACCGCAAGGTGTTCGTCCCGCAGATCGAAGGCAGCAAAACCAGCCTGGAGCTGCCCGGCATCGTCGACGAGGTTGTGACGCTGGCCGAGATCAAGGCCGAGGACGGCAGCACCTACCGCGCCTTCGTCACCCACACCGTCAATCCCTACGGCTTTCCGGCCAAAGACCGCAGCGGTCGCCTCGACCTGCTGGAGCCGCCGCATCTCGGCGCGCTGATCGCCAAGTGCGCAGGCGCTTCCGCCGTGCCTGCCAGCGCCGCCACCTCCGCACACATCGAATCTCAGGAGTAATCGCAATGACCGCATGGAATGACTTCAACGACGCCGACGCCCAGCAATCCGGCTTTGATCTGATCCCCAAGGGCACCGTTGTCCCGGTGCGCATGACCCTCAAGCCCGGTGGCTATGACGACCCGTCGCAGGGCTGGGCCGGCGGCTACGCCACCGAATCTTTCGAGACCGGCTCGATCTACCTTGCCGCCGAATTCGTGGTCACCGCTGGTGACCACGCCAAACGCAAGATGTGGTCGAACATTGGCCTGCACTCCAAGAAGGGGCCGACCTGGGGCCAGATGGGGCGCAGCTTCATTCGCGCGGCGCTCAACAGCGCCCGCAACGTTCATCCGCAGGACAACAGCCCACAGGCTTCTTCTGCGCGCCGCATCCAGGGCTTCCATGAACTGGATGGCCTGGAGTTCCTCGCCCGCGTCGACATCGAGAAGGACGGCAAGGGCCAGGACCGCAACGTGGTCAAAGTGGCGGTCGAACCCGATCACCCCGACTACGCCAAGTTGATGGGTGTGC